CTTAATAATTCTAATGATATTAAAATAAGTCTTATGACTAATGGTTATGTTCATATTGGTGTACCATGGTATTCCAGTAATTCATTAGATTATAAAATTCTATCAGATACATCTGGAGATTATATTGCTAAACTAATTCAAGGTGATGTAAAAGATTTAACAGGTTATCATGCTCTTATTTTAACAGGATTTTCAAAAAAATATAACGCATGGTGGTGTTTTAATACTTGGGGAGATTATGGAAATAATGGACTTTTTCTTCTTCCATATGATTATCCGATAGATCAGTCTTTTGCTGTTATGGGTAAGGTTAAAGAACCGTCAGACGCGAATGTGATTAAAACTACGCCCTCCCCTATTCCTTCTCCTATTCCAAATCCTGTTGTTAAAAAGAAATCTAAAAATGAATTAATTCAATGGCTATGGAAAGTTGTAAATTGGTTTATTAATAAATTTGTGAATTATAAATAAGGAGGATTATATATGAGCTTTATTAATTGGTTGATTACTTATTGGCCTATGATTGTTATTGCAATTGTACTTATTGTTTGGGGTATTTATGAATTTAAATTGTTTTATAAACTTCCAAACAGTGAAAAAGTAAAACGCATTAAAGCATGTTTGCTTAATTGGGTAACTATTGCTGCGAAGAAATATGATGCAGGTGAAATGGATTTAGCTATTGCTGAAGTTTATGATGTTTTTTGTACTAAATTTCCTGTTTTAAAATCTATTATTCCACTTGATATTGTTAAGGGTTGGATAAAACAAGCATTTGATCAGTTGGAAGGTGTTTTAGCTTCTGAAAATAAAACAATGACTATGTTTAAAGCTCAGATGACAAAATAAATTCACCATTCTTTGGTGATGTAAAAAAGGAAAGAACGGTGATATTTTAGTATGGATGAAGATGATAAAGAATTATTAATTCAGACTTCAGAAAGAAGTAAAAGTAATACTCATCAAATAGATAAAATAGAAGATAGAATTAAAGATATTGAAACAGAACAAAAGGCACTTTATGAATTGACTTCAAGTGTAAAGTCAATGGCTGAAAATATCAGTGATATGAAAAGTGATATTAAAGAAGTTAAAAAGGGGCAATTTGATTTATCAAATAAAATGGACAATCAAATTACTGATGTAAAACAGCAAGTTCAAAATATGAAAGATGAACCATACAATAATTATAAGAAAACTAAACAGTCTATTAAGATTCAAATTATCACAGGTATAGGTAAAGCTATTGGTATTGGCTTAATAGGATATATTTGTGCTTTAATTGGTGCTGGTATAATTCAATTATAATTTATATAATTTATAGGATAAATGTATTTAAGAAAAATAAAATTCTTAAATGTATTTATCCTATTTTTTTACAATTTTCAAATTTTTCCAAATTTACAGTTTTAATTGATTACTTTCTAAATATCTTATTCCTTGTATAGTAGTATTTTCTATATCTTCTACAATTTTTTGATTTATTGGTTTTTCGTCTATAAAATCATAGTAAATAGGATGATGTATGATATAATCTAAAATATCACTTTTTGTATAGTTAAATTCATCATTCACTTTGTTATAAATTTCCTGTAATATTATTTCCTGTTGTTGGTTTAGTTCTAAATGATATGTTAAATCATAATGTGACATATCATACCTTCTTTTTTACTTGTTATTATATATTATTATAATAGCATAAAGAAAAGTAATTGCAATATTAATTTTGATTTTTTACAAAATATTATTATACTTATATAAATCACTGTTTACTTTTATAACCTTTATTGAACGTAAGGATACAAAAGTAAACAGTGATTTATATAAGTATTTGTTTATATAATATATAGTTTCTAATTAATGTTCTGTAAATTTAATATCTATATTATTATCTGAAATAGTTACCTTTTCAATAAATGTTTGTGCAATAATTTTTCTTTTTTGAATATCATATTTACCCCAATCATTTATACATTCAATAAGATTTAAAGAATTAATTTTTTCATTTTTAATTTGTGCTTTTTTATAGGATTCTATTTGATTTACGATTGTTTTACGTTTAATATCTAAATCTGAAATTGACTTATTAATATAACTAACTGTTGTATCATTACTTTCTGCAATAGCATTTATTAAATTAGATATTTTTTGGTCTATTTGTACTAATTGAATTTTAAATTCATTTTCTTTTGCTGTGTTAATATTGATAGATGTATCATTAATATTAATATTTTTAATTTTATTATAGTAATCTTGTATGTGTTGTAATAATGCTTTCTCTACATTATTTTCTATATCTTCAAGATGAATAACTTTTTTACGTCCATAACATATATGAAGCTTTCTGCCATCACAATTAATATAATTATGTTTTCTACTATTGGGTACAACTGTAATAGCCATACCACAATATCCACATTTCATCAATCCTGATAACCAGCTATGAGTGCCATGCTTACTATTTTTAATTTGTTTATTATTTTTCATTTTATCTTGTGCTTTCAACCATGTAGATGCTTCTATACTTCCTTGATGCATTCCTAATGTAACAAAACTTTTAGTTAAATCTGTAAATCTACCAGTCGTTACACCTTGTCTTGGGGCATACAAATAACATCCATTTGTACCAATATAATCTGTAACGTCATTATTCATTGTGGCTCCACGATTTTTTAAATATAAATAAACATCTGCATTTGCTTTAACATAAGATGGATTTTTTAAAATTCTACTTATAGCTACAGAACTCCAAATATTGTTATTATTTGTTTTTAAACTTTTTTCATTAAGTGTTTTTGCTATTTTATTAATGGAAATATCAGTTGTTGTATATATATTATAAATCCATTTAACTATAGGCATTTTAATAGGGTCATTATTATAAGTGTAAGTTTTTTTGCCCTTTAATTGTGTTGCTATTTTAATAAATCCATAAGGTGCTGCTCCACCAAGGTAATATCCCTGTTTTCCTCGTTCATAATAATTATCTTTAATTCTTTGTTGAATTGTTTCTCTTTCTAACTGAGCAAATACCATAATAATATTTAGCATTGCCATACCAATAGGACTTGTAGTATCAAATTTTTCTGAAAATGAAACAAATTCAACATTATATTTTTTAAATTTTTCCATCATTGCACCAAAATCTACAATAGCACGGCTAATTCTATCTACTTTATATACGATTACTTTGTCTATCAGTCCTTGTTGAATATCTTTAAACATTTGTATAAACATTGGTCTATCTGTATTTTTCCCGCTAAATCCTTTATCTGAATAGACTTTATATTCTTCATTATCATTTAATTCACTTTTGCATTTTTCTATTTGACTTTCAATAGATATACTATCTTTTTTATCAACTGATTGTCTAACATATATTGCTTTCATTAATTTATCTCCTTATATAATAAAAGTAAACACTACAACAAATTAAATAATCTATTGTTGTGTTTACTTTTTATTATATAACGTTAGGATAAAAATATCAAGAAAGACTATCTAAAAGACTTAGTTTGCTTATTAGTTTTTTAATATTTTTCTCCCTTCCTTGTTGTAATTCTTCTTCTGATATATTATGTACATAACTTGATACCAAAAATCCATTACTTTGAAATTCATTTATTTTTTTATATCCTTGAAATTCTTTATTATAATCGTATATATGTAGCACTCCTTTTTATATTATTTATTATAAATATGTTCAAAAGGTATATTTTATTACCAAAAGTTAATTATTTTATTTTAGGAGTACAATCTTAATTGGTTATACTTTTTTACATTTTAATCTTATGAAAAGTAATTTTACTTAGTACCTGTTGAACCAAAGCCGCCTTTTCTTTCATTTTTTATATTATCATCATCATTATTAGTTGTAAAAAATTCCATAAACATACCTTGAGCAATTTTATCACCTTGTTCAATAACATAAGGAGTATCACTAAGATTATAGAGTCGAATCCCTATGTTTCCATCGTTTGATTCATTCCCATAATAATCACTATCAATCCAACCTTGAGTATTGGCTAACATAATTTGATATTTTCCCATAGAACTACGTACATTTATAATTAATCCAATATCATTATCAAATTTAGCTTTTACATCTGTCCATATCATTACAGATTTTTTTGGAGCAATAGTTGTGTAAACTGGTGAATAAAAATCATATGCCATAGAATGTTTTGTAGCTCTTTGTGGGAGTTTAACATTGTTTATATTTGTTCTAAAATTTTTAGATACTACTTGAAATTCAATATTATGTATATTTGAATTATGTATATTTGACATTTTTATTCTCCTTTATTTATGTCATTTGTATTATCATTTGTATTTTCTTTAATCCAATATTGCATAGGACAGATAGCCTCGTTGGATTTTTGAAAATTTACACAAGGTTTATGTTTACAATTATAAGGTGTCCCTCCATTTAGTAAGATAGGACAGAACCCACCACATTTCTTAAATGCTTTAGTAGTAGATTTAATAATGTGTTTATCTGTAGTTTTTGTAAATTGATTAAATGTAATATTCATCTGTTTTTGTCTAATAATCTCCTTAATTTATTCCAATTTATTTCATATATAAAATAGTTTTATGTTGTTTAAGAGACTCTTGCACATTTATAATTTTTTGGTTAGAACTACCACGAAATTTAAGATTTAAGTTTTTAAGAGAATCCATGAATTGTCCATCAACCATAATATCAACGTGTTTTAAGATTTCTTGACGTTTTAACATATCTTGTTCTGTGCTGTTAAAAATATTTTCAAAAATATATCCAGAATATAACCATATTTTTTTATCTGGAAATTGAGTTTTAATTGTTTGACATAAATCTAAAATACCATCAAGGTTTTGAAAATATAATGGTTCCCCACCTAATAAAGATACTCTTACAATGTGAGGATTAGAGATAATTTTTACGAATTTTTCTTTTGTTTTATTAGTCCATTCTTTTCCTTTATCATAATCCCATGTTTCTTGATTAAAGCAATTCAAGCAATGGAATGGACATCCCTGAACAAACAGGGATGCTCCAACACCTTCTCCATTACTAATATCCATTTTTCTTATTTGAGCATATTTAATTTTTATCAGACTCACTTTCTATAATAGGATGGTCGTCTAAATGAACATAACGTTCAGCAATTTCTTGTGTGCGGCCTTGATTCCAGAAATTAGTTCCTAAATCCTTTATACCCTCGGTTTTCCGATATTTATTAGGGGAGTAGACTATACAATAATATTTATTTGTAAATATATAATAAATAAATATTTTAATATTATAGTCGTTGAGCGTCATCCATCGGCATTACCCGTTAAGGAGTTTCGTTGCGTTTAAGTGACTTGCACACTTGGTTATCCCTACCCTAATTATTTTTTATGGTTTCTATGTTGTCACACTGTTAGATTACAAATCTATACCGCTATCACATTTACCGTTTCCAGTTCTGTTGTAGCAAATTAGGATTATGGGGATTTCCCCGCAGTTTAATTAATTTAACGTGGACTGTTTAGGTTGTCAATCCACAAGTTCTTCGAGTCACGTTCATTGTATCCGTATCTCTATTTCCGCAATTAGGACATTCCCATACTAACTCTCCATTATCGTCAACAATTTTAATTTCGCCTTCATAACCGCATTTTTGACAATAATCAGATTTAATATTAAGTTCTGCATACATAATGTTTTCGTAAATGAATTGAATTACTTGTAAAATGGCTTCTGGATTATGTGTTAAATCTGCACATTCAATATAGCTAATTGCTCCACCGGGGCTAAGTTTTTGAAATTCACTTTCAAGCTTTAATTTATCGAATGGATCAATTTTTTCAAAAACTGGTACATGATAAGAATTAGTGATATAGTTTCTGTCTGTAATACCTTTGATTTCTCCAAAACGTTTTTTAAGACATTTAGCAAACTTATATGTAGTGGATTCTATTGGACTACCGTATAAACTATAATCAATATCTTCTGCTTTTTTCCATTGACTACATTTATTATTTAGTGCTTGCATAACTTTTAATCCAAATTCTTTTCCTTTAGATTGTGTATGTGATTCTCCTGTCATATACTTGACACATTCATACAACCCAGCATATCCTAAAGAAATTGTTGAATAACCATGATATAAAAGTTTATCTATCGTTTCACTCTTTTGAAGTCTTGCTAATGCTCCATATTGCCATAGAATAGGTGCTACATCTGATTTAGTACCTTTTAATCTATCATGTCTGCAACGTAATGCTTTATGACAAAGTTCTGTACGTTCCTCAAAGAGTTTCCAAAAAACATCAAAGTCACCTTTAGAAGATAATGCAATATCAGGTAGATTTAATGTTACAACGCCCTGATTAAATCTTCCCCAATATTTATGCCCTTTGATATAATTATTACAGTTTGAGTAATTTTCTGTTGTTCTATCACCCGTCAAAAAAGATCTGCACCCCATACAGGCGTAACAATCGCCTTTATCTTGCAACATAATTTTTTCAGAAATATAATCTGGTACAAATCTTTTAGCCGTACATTCTGCGGCTAATTGAGTAAGATACCAATATTTATCACCATCGTGTATGTTGTCTGTTTCAAGAACATAAAGTAATTTAGGAAAAGCTTGTGTGACATATACGCCGACTTCATTTTTTAATCCTTGGATACGTTGCTTAAAAAATTCTTCTATAAGCAAAGCTGTTTCATTTTTATATTCTGGATTCTCGTTTAAGTACATAAAAACAGAAGTGAAGGGGGCCTGACCATTTGTTGTACTCATGCTGTTCACTTGATAATTAAACGTTTGTACAGAATCTTCTATTTCTTTATGTAAATCTTCTTTTGCATACTTTATTGCGTCTGTATCACTGAACCCTCTATCACAATATTTTTCGATAAAACGATGATAACTGCTTCTTACAAATGGAGCTAAATGTGTGAGAGTAATAGAACAGCCACCATATTGAGAACTTGCTACTGCTGTAATAATCTGTGTAGCAATAGTCATAGCAGTAATAAGTCTATGAGGTTTTTCAATCATTACACCATTAATAACAGTACCATTTTGAAGTATATCATCAAGGTTAATAAGACAGCAATTACTTAATGTTTTTTGAGCAAAATAATCAATGTCATGGAAATGAATAATACCTTTTTCGTGAGCATCTAATATATCAGGTGGGAGTAAAAATCTTTTAGAAATATCTGTACTTGTAATTCCTGCAAGATAATCTCTTTGAACGGTTACAACTTTTGCGTCTTTATTTGAATTTTCGTGATTCCAATAATCATTTGTACCATTTAGCAGTTCCAAAATTGTTTTATCTGTAGTATTGCTTTCTCTAACCAGTCCTCTCTTATATCTATATGTAATAAATTCTTTAGCCGCATCTTTTTTACTGCTTGCCATAAGACGTTGTTCTACCATGTCTTGAATTTGTTCGACAGAAATTGTTTTCATCTGGTCTGCATCGTGAGCAACCTTATTAGCAATATTAAGCGCAATATCATGATTAACTCCATCATTTGTACGCTCCATTGCTAGTTCTATTGCATTAACAATTTTTTGTTTATTGAATTCGACTTTTCTGCCATCACGTTTAGTTACTTTCATTTACTTTTCCTTTCCTTATCAGTGTCATTTTTATTAGAAATATTATATGATTTATAAAAATCAATAATCTGATCTTTTCTATTATTAAGAATTTTTTGATTTTTAATTTCATCATCAAGTTTATTTATTGCTGAACCAGACAATATGCTTGAAATAATAAATCCTATTACTACACATACAACACATACTAGAATAAAAATACCAATATTGATTGTAGTCAAAAATAAAATCTCCTTTCGTTATTCGTATAATTCTTGAACTTTTTGCCATGCTTTATATTCTCTTACTAGCTCATTGTAACATTCACTCCAGTCATTTACTCTTACCATTCCATTATAATTAGCATCAAAATCATTGTTCCAACTAGCGCTAAAAATTATCTTATCATAATCACCTTCTTTAAGTTGTTCAACGTTATCATCTACTAAACTATTAAGTTTCAATAGTGATTTGTTAGTTATAAATATAATATTATTTTGTGGAATAAAAGGATATTCTTTTTGAATAAATTTAGTCTTTGCTTCCATTACTTTTGAATCAGACTGCGATACTACATATAACTTGATATCAGGAAATGTTGAGAGCATTTCTATATAATGTTGACTGTCTGGTAATGGATGAACATAATCATAAAGGATAGACCAATTCCAAATGTCCTGTTCAAGTTTCTGGTACTGTTTAGGCATACATTTTGTTGTATCATACGTAATAAGGTCTGACTCTTTTATATTTTCCCCTGTATACTGATTATATAGATAACAATAAGCTGTACTTGTCGTTGCAAGCACATTATCAATATCGAGTCCTATTTTAAATATATTTATACTTTATCACTTCCTTCACATTCACAGATATAATCATAAATTGATTTTACACATGAATTAAAATAATCATTTTCTACTATATAATCTGCAATTTTGTCTGCATCTTTAAAAGCTATTTTGTCATTAGCAAGTCTTTTAGTTATAGCAATAGGAGAATCACCTCTATTTATCATTCTCATATGACAAACATTTTCTGGTGCATCAATCAAAATAATTTTAAATGGTTTGTTACCTGTATAATGTGATTTAAAGAAATTTATACCTTTAATATCTATTGAATACAAATCGTTATCTTCTATAGCCTGAGCGTCAACTCCATATAAATTACCATCAAACTCTGTAAATGCCACCAAATTGTCTTTTATTGATTCAAAAGCTTGTTTATCAATAAAGATATGGGTATTACCTTCGTTGAGTCTACGATGCCTTGTAGTATAAGAAATAACTTCTGAGAATCCATATCGTTTACACAATTCATCAATAACAGATGTTTTACCAACGCCTGACTTTCCAACAATTAGATATATTACTTTACATTTACTCGTTTTTATCATCTCTTACGTATTTATTTAGAACATCAATAAGCTGTTTACTGCTTGTAACAATCTCCCCATTTTGTTTGATTTTACCTACTGTGAAAAGATTAATATAGAAAAATTGATTTTCTGCAATATCACTCAATGCGTCCAGTTTAGCCTTACAATCTGCTCCTTTCTGCCGTACATCTGTATAAACACCAATAATAGGTTTATGTTTATTAGCAAACATTCCAATCTCTGTAGCTGTACCAGCCCCTATTGATAAGCCATCTAATACAGCAATAAGGATATCTGATTTATCAAGTCGTTCTGTATCAGCTTTTGCAATATCTATACTATTGGCATATTTACTTTTATCATTAATAGATTGATTTTCTTGTGGAAGATATATGCTTACTTTATTACCATATTTGTTACGAATTTTATCAACAACTGTTTTATTCCATAGTCTACTTTCTTCTGTAAACAAATCATTAGCAAAATAAATATTAGTCATGATTTTTATCATCTCCGTTAATTTGTTTGTTTAATAATATTATTAATATCGTTTACTCTATTCTATTAAATAAACTTCTGATTGATTAATTTTGTACTTATCATAAGAGAAATCATTTACAAAAACGTCAATGTGATTCCCTTTTATTTTTCCACCAATATCTTGTGCAACTCTACAACCAATTTTATCTACGTACACATAACTTCCTAACGGTATAATATTTTTATCTACTGCAATGGTAACACCTTCTTTCGCTTTAGCTCCAGAATATGTTATTCCATATCCTTTATCTGTTGGATTCTTACCACAAGATTCGTAACTAAGATCGTAATAAGTTATTTGAAAGTTTCCTAAATATTTGAGATGTTTATTAGCATCTTTAACTTGTTTAAGTTGCGTATTTAATATATTTAATTTATCAATTTGCTGTTTAGATATTTGCTTGTCTGAACTAATAATTGACTGATATGTTTTAATTTTCTTTTGAGATTCAACCTGCTGTGCAACCTGATTCTCAATAATTTTGTTCTTTTGATTAATGACATAAAGGCTTATGCTTGTTGCTATTGTAGATAATAATACAATTACAACAACAACTCGCATGAGTTTCTTATGTATAAGAGCAACTCCTATTTTTTATAGTTTTACACATATCATCAATTTCTTTTTTACTTGCTTTGTGACTTCCTAAATATTTACATTTTGAATTGTATTCTGCACACATTTTATCTATTTCATATTTACCCATCTGCTTTCTCATATATTCATGTCTATAATCAATATGTTCTGAAATATTATATCATCCTCTCTGCTAATTTTTGTTTAACATATTCTTGTAATTTAGTTGGGTCTTGTGATTGTTTAAGTTTTTCTGCTTGCCCTTTTTGGTCAATATAGTATAAGATATATTCGTTCCCCATATCTTTTGTTATAACATATTTAGAAATATTGTCTTTATCATAAATCCAAATTTTAGGTATTTGATTTTTAGGAATTTGAGATTGTATTAATTGAAACTCGTTTTTACTTTTCAATTAATTATCCCTACTTACGTAAGAAATAACTTTTGTTACTTTATATGCTTTGTCAATTGATTGTTCTTTGTATATAAGCCTTTGACTTTCGATATTTATTTTTTTTGAATATCGTTTGTCTGTAATAATAATATCTCCATAATATAAAGTTGCATTTCGATGACATACATGGTATATAAATCCTATAAGTTTATCTTTTCCTTTTTCTCTTATTACAACAGGTGAGTTTTCAAGTGCATTGGTCATTTCATGTGTTGTATTAGCTATCTTAATATTCTGCGCTTTGCTGTCAAAAATTAATTTATGTGGAAATGTATAAAATTTAATCTGCTCTATTTCCCCTCATCTTCTTTCATAACTTTTTTATAAAGACAATCTTCAATTCTTGCAATATTACTTATTTTATCTTGAAGTGATTTTGAATATGTTGTTGGCATAGTTAGTATACCACCATTTTTTTCTTCTGTATAAAGACCAGTTATTGCATTATGTAATTGACAAAACAATTCTTTTTTAGATAGTTTACTATTCATTAGTATTAATCCTTTCATGTATTTCCTTGTCTATATAATCTAAATAACCATCATCATATGTTGCTTCTTTTTTTATATAACAATCATTACAAATTTTTAAATTATTTACAATTATGTATTCTTCCCCTTCCATTATCCATCGTCCACAAATGTCACATTTAAAACATTCTCTTGCAAAATTATCTGAGTTATCTTTTGGGATTAGTATAATTATCATCTCTTTTTAAATATTTTATTAAATTACAACCATCTTATCATTGGTTCACCTTGATATCCATGTTGCCATACAAACCATGCAAAGCACATTACACTTGACCAAGGTTTTCCCTTTTCATTTAGTTCTTGTCCATTGCGATATGGACTTTGCCGTTCTGAAAATACATATACATATTTTAATGGTGTGTGAGAAAACATCTCTTTACGTGATTTACTTTCGAGAAATTGTAATTTCAAAAATAATAAAACTTTGTCATTACTTAATTCTAATGCTCTTTCTACAAACTCTTTGCCTAATTTAAATGGAGGGTTTGTAACAATGTTATCAAATTTACGATTGAAGTTATATGTAAGAAAATTAATACCTGACTGAATATTGCAATTGAATTTATCTTCTCTTTTAACTAAATCTGTTGAAATTATTTCTGATTGAGGATAATATTTATGTAAAATTGTACTTATATGCCCTTGACCTGCTGCTGGTTCTAATATTGAACCTTTTAATATTTCTTTATTTAAAATTGCTATTGTTGAACTTTGTGGCGTCGAATAAAAATCTTCCGCTACACGTGACCTTGTTTTAGACATTCCTACAATATTTGTTCCTGTTAATTTAGAATTAATTATAATTATCTCCTTTTCATTTTTTTGTTTTAAATTACTATTGTTTATCACTATATAGGAAATCTTTAATTTTTCATATTATTTCTTATCTATTTCCCTTCTTTTCATATTGTATGAAATTCGTGTTTCATTTTTCTACTGGTTTCATACCCTTTAACTTAGCTAAATAAGCCACAAAATAAATATGGTCTATAGTTAAATATCTTATAATAAGATAAACATTCAATATAGGAAAAAGTAATGCCACAACAACTAAAATTCTTGCGATAACAAGTTCAGTTTTACTAAAAAAATTAATTGTATTATTCGTTGAATTATCTTTATCATCTCCATTAGGTTTATATTCATAATATATATTAAGTTCTTTATCGTATTGATACATTAGTAGCCAAAAAATAATCCAACATACAAGTGCACTAATTAGTATAAATTTAAGTAAAAAATTAATCATCTAATCCTCCTCTACAAATTTAACAGGAACATATTTTAATTCATCTGGTAAATCTTTAAATTTACAATTGTATG